CTTCTAGGCAGATTTAGTGAAACTTCAGATAAGTTAGATAAATGGGAAAAGAAGACTAAATTAAAACGTCCTCTGACTCCTAAAGAAGCGATGGATCTTAGTATCCAACGCAGAAAGATCAAAAATACAGAAACACAAATTAAAGACATCTGCTTGATGAGTGGATGTATTGACATATGGCAAGATGCCCAAAGAATAAGGGCACAAAGCGAAAGGGAGCATCAGCAATATTTAAAAACAGTACATATCAGAAGACAAAAACGAAAGAAGAAAATAAAGCAAATCAGCATCGTTGTCCTTATTGTGACATTTATAATAACGCTGGGTGTTACTGGCTATGGCTCTAAATGGCTGTATAAACAGTATAGACTTCAAGAGGCCAAGCAAGAATTAAAAGAAAAACGTAGGATACTACGTAACATTCGTGAATGTGGTAGGCAAAGGTGCTGATCTTAGCGTTTATGCTAGTAGTTATTGTAGATGACAATATAGTATCGGATAATAAAATGTTATTTAAGAATATATACCGATGTAATATATTTGCAAAAGCTATAGAACAAGGTAAAACAAGTGCCTACGATAGACCTAGCTACCGTCAGCAAAATATTACCTCATATTGTGTCCCTAAGAGAGTTTCTGAAAACGAAACCTTCTACGACTAGGAGTAAGTACATGTGGCAAATAAGTGCAGGATTAACCGTTGCTCTAGTAGTAACTAGCGGTGCTTTCAAACTGTATTACGACAAGTCTGAAGCAGAAAAAGAAACCATTGCCATGCAGTTACGACAGTCTGCAGATAATCAGGTATTATTAGAAAACAGTATTGCTAGTCTTAATACACAAGTTTTACAGGTTGAAGAGGACAAAATAAAAGCTTTTGAGCAGATTAGTATGCTCCAAGAACAGAATCAAGAAGCTCAAGCAGAGGTGTCTAAGTTAAAAAGTAAATTCGATAAACACAATATGAATGTGCTTAGTTTAAGAAAACCTAAACTAATTGAGAATATCATTAATCGTGGCACAAGAGAGGTTCTAAATGAGCTTGAGGCTATTACCAGCCCTGCTACTAATAACATGTAGTGGGTGTGCTTTACTGGGGAACGACCCCTATGTACCTGAAGTAAAGCCAGTAGAGGTAGTTACTATCACTAAACCTGCTGCTGTATACCACCCCCCTCTTCCTAATAAAGTATCCACTAAACCTGTTGAATGGACAGTGTTAACTCCTGCTATTATGAGTGAGTATCTTACTGATTTAGAAAAGGGAGAAGCTCCTACTAATGTATACTACGGAATTAGTCCAACTGGGTATGAACACCTATCTTTAAACATAGCGGAGTTAAAAAGGTACATACGTCAAGTTCTTTCTATTGTTGACTACTATCAAAAATTAGATGAAGACAGGAGTGTTGAAAGTGCTCAACCACCAAAAGATAAGTGAGATTTGTGCAGAATCATACGAAGCCCTAGATTTTGAAGAGCTTAACATTGAGGTTATTGTACGAGATAACGTATTTGCTTTTCGTGGGACAGATGAACCGTTGGATGCTGTGCGAGACTTACGCATCCTGCCCATATGGACTCGTGAATTAGGGTGGTGTCCAGCAGGGTTCCTCCGTGCAGCCAAAAGGTTGATGCCCAAATGTCTATCAGAATGTATGGACAGAGACATAGAAAAAGAAGATATTGTGCTTACTGGGCATTCTCTTGGGGGTGCGGTAGCACTTATTGTAGGTGCGTTAATGGTACGCGATGAAGTTAACATTCAAGAAATTGTAACTTTTGGTGCGCCTCGATGCGGCAGACTTAAAATACTAGATAATACCCCCGTCACCATGTACAGGCACGGTAAAGACATAGTGCCTATGGTTCCTCCCGTTATGCGTAGGCACAAGAAAATGAGGCGTTTTGGGGCCAGAGAAAGCTATATAAGCGATCATTATATGGCTAATTACGTTAGTATGGAGAAAATACCAAGGGCAGACATATGAATGCAAAAAAACTAGAGCCTGAGTCTCAATACAATGGGTTAGATACTAATGGTGATGGCATCATTAGTGACCTAGAGTGGGAGCAAAGTGAGCGTATGGTTAAGCTTGAGCTTCTTAAAAATGAAGACCAGAAGCAAGACGCGCAATTACGTATGATTTGGTTCTCTTTAATATCATTACTAATCTTCCCTATACTCCTAATGATATCTTCTATATTTGAGCTAGAGGACGCAGGTAAAAACTTAACCGATATGAGCAGCATATTCTTCCTTACCATAGGAGGTCTGGTTTCGGTATACTTCGGTGCTCAAGCTATAAAAAGAAACGGTAACGACAGGTGAGTGTTAATTTAGATACATTGTATGAAGAAATTGCTAGTGATGAAGGCAAAATCTTACATAAATACAAATGCTCGTTAGGGCATGACACCATAGGCATCGGGCACCTTGTCTTAGAGAATGACCCTGAAGCAAACCTCCCTGTATACGGTGCTTACGAAGAGGTGCCTGAAGATGTGTGCATTACAGAAGAACGGTGCAAGGAGTTATTTGAAACCGATATACAAGAAGCCATAAAAGGGTGTGAGAGGATATATACTAATTGGGAAGACCTGCCCCAAGAAGCTAAACATGTACTTATCAACATGTGTTTTCAATTAGGACAGAACGGATTGAGTAAGTTTAAAAACATGAATCTTGCTGTACAAAATAAAGACTACCGATCATGGGCTGTTAATATGATTGACAGTAGATGGGCTTTACAAACTCCTGAACGTGCAAGAAGATTACGGGATAGAGTATTAACATTAGCGGGTACTTAAATGACCTTACAGAAACTAACGTTAAACCCCGGAGTAAACAAAGAGAAAACTAGTTATAGTAACGAAAACTCTTGGGTAGAGTCTGATAAAGTAAGATTTAGGCAAGGTTATGCAGAACGTATAGGCGGTTGGACTCGAATATCTATTAATACGTTTTTAGGGGTATGCAGATCACTATTCAACTGGGTAACTCTAGGTGGTGCAAACTACATAGGGGTAGGCACTCATCTTAAATTCTATCTAAGTCAAGGTGGTGCTTATTATGACATCACTCCACTACGATCTACCACGAGCGCAGGAGATGTAACTTTTGCAGCAACTAACGGCTCTTCCACAATTACCGTTACTGATACTGCTCACGGAGCGTTGGTAGATAATTTTGTCACCTTTTCTGGAGCAGCTTCTCTTGGGGGGCTTATTACTGCTGATGTGCTTAACCAAAACTACCAAGTAATTTCTGTCCCAAGTGATAACACGTTTACAATTACAGCTAAAGATACCTCTGGAAGCACTGTAACTGCTAACTCTAGTGATAGCGGTAATGGAGGAAGTTCTACAGTTGGTAAATATGAAATACCCACAGGCACCGCAACCCCTGTACCATTTATAGGTTGGAGTGCAGGTACTTGGGGTTCAGGTACTTGGGGTAATGGCACTAGTTCGACCACTGTATTACGATTGTGGAGTCAGGCTTCTTTTGGAGAAGATCTTGTATTTGCCCCTCGTGAGGGAGCTTTATACTACTGGGATGCCACTGGTGGAAAAACCACTCGTGCTGTTCTAGTATCTAGCCTAGCTGGTGCGTCAGATGTACCTACTGTAGTTAATACTGTGCTTGTCTCAGATGTAAGTAGGTTTGTATTCTGTTTTGGCGCAAATACTCTAGGAACTTCTACGCAAGACCCGCTTCTTATTCGCTGGTCAGATCAGGAAAGCGTAGTAAATTGGACACCTGCAGCGACAAATCAGGCTGGAAGCTTACGCTTGTCAAGGGGTAGCTCTATTATAACGGCTGCTCAAGCACGGCAAGAGATCTTAGTTTGGACAGATGCTTCGTTGTACGCCTTACAATACGTTGGTGCTCCTATCGTGTGGAATTCTCAATTAGTAGGAGATCACATATCTATAATCTCACAAAACTGTGTGGCTTATGCTAATGGGGCTTCTTACTGGATGGGCATTGATAAGTTCTATGTTTATGACGGCACAACTAAACAGCTACGATGTGATCTCAGAAGGCATATATTTAATGATATAAATAGAACACAAGTAGACCAAGTGTTTGCAGGTACAATAGAAGCATTCCACGAAGTATGGTGGTTCTACCCTTCTGCCGACAGCACCACCATAGATAAATACGCTGTTTATAATTACCAACAGGATATATGGTACTACGGAACTTTGGCTAGAACTGCTTGGATAGATTCTGGGCTACGTAATTTTCCTTTAGGGGCTACGTATACCAATAATTTAGTTGAGCATGAGAACGGTGTAGATGACAATGAAACTAGCACTCCCACTGCTATTACTGCTACTATTTCTTCTGCTCAATTTGATGTTGATGATGGGCATAGATTTGCATTTATCTGGCGCATACTACCAGATATTACATTTGAAGGGTCTACTGCAGACAGCCCCACTGCTACTATGAGCTTGTTACCATTAAATAATTCAGGTTCTGGGTATAATGATCCTACCTCTGAAGGGGGAAGTAATAGCGGATCAATTACACGCACAGCTACCTTACCTATTGAAAAGTATACTCAGCAATTAAATACAAGAGTACGAGCGCGACAGTTGCAGTTAAAGATAGAATCTACTACTTCAGGGGTAATATGGCAGTTAGGTTCTCCTAGAATAGATATAAGACCTGACGGGAGGCGATAGTGACTGTAGATACCACTGAATACGACATAACTTTTAGGGCACCTGTACTGCCTTTAGCTTCTGTAGAATACAATAAACAAGACTTTGATAGTTTAAACAACGTATTACGTATCTATTTTAACCAATTAGACCAAGCCTTACGAAGTAACAGGCTTATTAATCAGTCCGAAGCGACTGCTTGGTTCATAAGCTAATGGCAAATACCTACGTCAATGCAGCCGTAGACTTAACTACGACGAATATAACAACACTATACACCTGTGCGGCACTGACCACGAGTATAGCAAAGTCGATAATAGTCTCTGAAGATTCAGGAAACGCAGACACAATAACACTAACTCTTACCAATGGTTCTGGTGCAGTATTCAGTTTGTTCAAAACTAAAGCCATATCAGCTAACGCAACCCTAGAACTACTTACGGCTCCTCTTGTATTACAGGCAGGAGATATATTGAAAGTAACCGCAGCTACTGCAGATAGATTACACGTAGTGGCAAGCATACTGGAGATCACGTAAATGTCTGACACTGGTATATTAGACGGAATACCTCCAGAGTTTTCTTCTGATTTTTATAAGTCTGATTTTGACCAAGACTTTATAGATAATATAAGGGCGACAATAGAAAGAGATCCAAATAGAGCGTTAGACCCTATGGACACTGGAGGAGCAGGACGTGAAATCCCCCAATATGCTCCACAACAAAGTAGAGACTCTGATTCTAAATTACCCAGTACTCCAGAAGATAGAGGGGCAGAACTTAATGAAAAATTGGCTAAAGATTCTTTTTATAGAAATCTAGGTTCTGAAGAAGCTAAAAAACTCTATAGAGAGTACATGAAGAATAAATTATTTGGTCGCGGTGCGTTTGGATCATTTATAGATTGGGTTAATTCTGACCCTAGTAGAGATTTCAGAACCCCCGGCATGCCAGATTCTACCCCCATAGATGCAGAGGATTTACAAAAAATCTATGCTAACGAGGCAGAGCGAAAGGCTTTGAGTGAAAAATTAGGTAGAGATGTTACAGGTGCAGAGTTTTACGCCCGTCCTTCTTCTAACATTATAGGTAGGATTCCCCAAAAAGTATTTGAGGAGTTGAACGCTTCTGGTGCAGGTCTAATAGACATGGCTACTATAACCCCAGATGAGTTAACTATAGCTGATCTTAGACATTTAGGAATTACTCTTGAACAAGCGCAGTATATATTTAACACCACTGCTACAAATGTGGCAGAAGATGTTGCAGCTAACTGGATGAAAAGGTTTAAAGAATCTGGCACAGGCACTCAACAAGATCCCAAGAAAGATAGAACCTACGAAGGAGTAATATCTAGCAAAGACTACGCTGACTTTGATGCAGGTAAAGATGTTGTTATTGAGCAAAACGGTGAATATTTTGTTATTAACAAGAAAACGCACGATTGGGAAGAAGGTAATGTAAACGTAGACTTTGACGGGAGTTACGGAATATTTGCAGCAAAAGATGACACTTTTGATAATGAACGACGTGGCGGTGGTGGTGGCGGTGGTAGTAGTGCTGCTGATGACAGTAGTTCAGATGATAGTAGTTCAGATGATAGTAGTT